TCCATACCTCGAGGAACATCCTCGAGGTATGGAGGAGCACCGCAGGAGCGGAGCAGGTTCCCTTCTTCACCGCACGCAAGGGCGCCAAGATCGTCGCGCCCAACGGCGACGCGGTGGACCTCGCCGAGAGCATGGGTAAGGTCCTCGCAGTACCCGAGGAGTACAAGCTCATGTGCACGCTCGACAAGGGCATCCTTGCCGATTCCAGCGTGGACATCTGGGCGGCCGTAATCAAGGAGATGGGCGCAGCGATGGAGATCGCCCTCGACCAGAAGGCGGTCGATGTATGCCTGGCGAACGCATACGCCACCGCCACCAGCGTGGCCACCACAGACGCACTGAAGGGTCTGAACCTCGCAAGGGGGCAGGTCGGTAAGAACGGCTACAGGGCCACCGGTGCCCTTATCGCACCGCTCTTCGAGGCCAACGCGCTCAACAGCATGGCCGTCCCCGCATACAACGACAGGGCGCAGGGAGTAGGCGAGAACGCATCCCTCGTCAGGTTCGCAGGCCTCGACCTCGGCGTCGACGGAAGCACCGGCATCGATTGGGGAACCGCCACCAATGTCGGAGCCATCGTCGTCGACAAGACCCATGCGGCCCACATCATCATCCGCGAGGATCTGACCGTGGGCGACTTCGACAACATCACCAAGTACGCCCGCCAGCCCACCGTCGTCAGCAGGTTCACCGTAGTGGCACCCGTGGACGGCAAGAAGGACAACAAGGGCGCGACCGTGAAGGTCGTCAACAGCTGATGAACATCCAGCGGGGAGGAAACGTCCCCGCACCAATCCATCCCCGGACATGATCCTCAACACCCACACCAGCGCCAAGGTCCTAACGCATACCTACAGGAGGGACCTCGCTCAGGCAACGATCAACCGCAACCGCGTCGGCGCAGAGACCGAGCGGTGGCTGGAGATCCCGCCGGAGGTCGGCACGGGCAAGTACGACAACCAGGCGAGGGGATGGCTGGACAATCCGAGCTGGGACGGATCCGTGCAGAGATACACCCCGCTCGATGGTCCGGGACACAAGGGGGTGGAGCCGTGACCCCGCAGGAGATCAGGCTCCTCCTCGGACTGCCGGAGGCGACCGTAGGGGACGACGTCCTCGAGGCGGCGATGAGGCTGGCGCAGATATGGTGCGACAGCACGGCGGCCAAATACCGGGTCACCGCACCGGAGACGGCGGTGGCGGACATGACCCTGTTCTACCTGCGCAACCACCTCGACACGGCAGGGATCAAGCCCTCGAGCCTGTCCCTCCCGGACATCTCGATGGCCACCGACTTCAAGAGCGCGTGCGAGCTCCTGCTGAGGGACGCCACGGACCAGATCCGCAACGCGGCCATCGCGAGGGGTAACGTGGGCTTCAACCACATCCGCAGCGGGAAGGTGCAGAGATGGAGGCCGTGAGCAGGTTCGCGCCCATCGCCCGCAGAGGGATGAACCAGACCTGCACAGTTTATAAGTTCACGGGGAACGACCCGTCCGGTCAACCCCAATACGCGCAGGGCACGGAGTGGCCCTGCAGGGTCGCAATCAGGACCGAGAGGAGCGTCAGCGACGCCGGCGACCTCATAACCAACAGCACCGCCGTGCTGATCCTCCCGGCCGACTGCGACGTCCAGGCCTACGATCAGATCGACATGCCCCGCCCGTATCAGCAGGGAGCGGTGGTCAGGGAAGTGACCACGGCGACCGATTACCTCGGGGAGGTCACCCACAGGGCGGTGCGGATCCTATGACGATGCACCGCACGGGACCGATAGGTCTGAAGGATGCGCAGGATGCGATCCGGCGCATGACCGACGGAAGGAGGGAGAGGCTCGAGCAGCTCTGCAGGAGGCACGGGGCGATCATCGAGGCGAAGGCGGCGAGCATCACCCCGGTGGACAAGGGTTTCCTCCGCAGGGCCAACGCCCACAAGGTCGAGAGCTGGTACGGCAGCACCATCCTCACGGTGGAGAACCGCATGAGCTACGCGGTCTACCAGCACAACTATCCGCACAATCACACCCAGCCCAACGCCAGGGACCACTTCATCGCCCTGCCCTTCGGGGCGGAGCTCCCGGCGCTGGTCAGGGACATCATAGACGCAGACATGGAGGCAGCGACGAAATGAGTCAGAAGTACACGCCGGTGGAGTGGGAGGACGAGACGCCCACGACCCCGGGCACATTGATTAACAAGGCAAGGCTGGACCAGATGCAGGGCGCCCATCACTACGCCGACGGATTCGAGGAGGTCGACACCGTGCCGACCGCAGATCCCGGCGTGAGCTATCACAAAGTGGTCTACTGCCTCGCGGACACGACCTTCTACAGATGGACGGGCACCGAATGGGTCACCGACGTGGACGACGAGACCAAGGCGCTCCTGCTGGCCCACGAGGCCGACCATAACAATCCCCACGCCGTCACCAAGGCGCAGGTGGGACTCGGCAACGTGGACAACACCTCCGACGAGGACAAGCCCGTATCGACCGCGCAGGCGGCCGCCATCGGGCTGGTCCAGGACAACCTCGACACCCACGAGGGGAACCACAGCAATCCCCACCAGGTCACGGCCGCGCAGGTCGGCCTGGGGAACGTGGATAACACGTCGGACGTCAACAAGCCGGTCAGCACCGCACAGCAGGCGGCCATCAGCGGGGTGCAGGCGAACCTCACGACCCACACGAGCGACCACAACAACCCGCACTCGGTCACCAAGGCGCAGGTCGGCCTGGGGAACGTCGACAACACCAGAGACCTCGACAAGCCCATAAGCACGGCCGTGCAGGATGCCCTCGACGGGCTGGAGAGCGACTGCATCAACCGCATCAACTCCGAGGTCACCGACAGGGGCAACGCCGACACGGAGATCCGCACCGATCTCCACGCTGAGACGGTGGCGAGGGAGGACGCGGACGTCCTGCTCAACGCCCGCGCGGACAGCCTGCAGGAGCAGGTCGACGAGAGGGTCAGGATCGCCAACGGCGTGACCGAATGGTCCTCGGCGGTCATCTACACCGCCAACGCCTTCTGCGCCCGCAACGGGACACTATACCGCTCCCTGTCGGCCAACAACGGGAACCACGACCCGCTGAGCTCCACGGGATGGTGGGAGGAGTACGCATCCGGGAGCAAGCAGAGCACCGGGCTGATCGGGCCGGACAACGTCTACACCGAGGACATCGGGGACGGCTCCGCCACGGTCATCGCGGTCAACCACGGACTGACCTCCTACGACGTCCTCTGGTGCCTGTGGAGCAACAGCGACAAAGGGGTCGCGTCGGTGCAGGCGGTCAAGACATCGGCGGACGTGCTCACGCTCACCTTCGCGGTCGCTCCGGCGGCGGACGAGTACAGGGTGCTCGTATTCCGTCCGGGCGATGCGGCGAGGATCTACACGCAGACCTTCGCTCCCTCCGGGAACGATGTGGTCATCACGCACAACCTCGGGAGGCTCCCCGCGGGGATCTCCCTCTATGCGCCCGACGGCACCCGCGTCGGCGTGCGCATGACCGTGGACACCACCACGATCACCCTCCACTTCGCGGGATATGACAACGGGAACTACAAGATACAGGTGGTAGCATGACAAATGATTGGGAGAGCAATTTTGCAGTAAGAGGGAAGATCAGCGCCGGAGTGCAGGCATCGCAGGCGGGGGACGCCGTCCTCCTCGGACAGAACGGGAAGATCCCGGACGCCTTCATCTCCGGCTCGGACTTCAAGTACAGCCTGGCGTTCAACGCCACGACCTTCCAGACAGACCCCACGGCCTGCCTGGCATACGCGGACGACGCCGTGGGCTTCACCAGGGTGGACGGCTCCGCGGCCACGGCGCTGCAGAGCCATGCCAACGGGAGCTGGGGGGACGACAACCCGCTGATCGCTTCGATGTTCTACGCCACGTTCAATTCGGACGGAACCATCCACCACATCCTCGACCCTTCCAACCTCACCAAGGACATCAACGGGGAGGACAGGAGCACGGAGATCACGCAGGAGAACGTCATGCTGGTCATTCCCACGCTCTACAGCGAGAGGAATGCCAGCGGGATCAGCATCAGCTCCAAGAGGTCACAGGGCACGCCCTACGCCCATACATACGACGGCCACACCTACAAGTACCTCGCCATAGGGGTCTACGAGGGGACCATCGTGGACGGGAAGCTCATGTCGGTCAGCGGATCGGCGGAGCCCTCCTATTCCAAGACCAGGGCGGAGTTCAGGGCCGCGGCGCAGGCCAACGGCGACGGCTGGATGCTGACCAATTGGCACGTCCGCCAGCTCATCAGGGACCTGACCCTCCTGATCGGGAAGAGCTTCGACAGCCAGCGCAACTTCGGCCAGGGCTTCAGCACCGGCGGGAGCAACGCGGCCGGGAACAGGGCTTTGGTGCCCGGACTCGCCAACACCCTCGGCAGGTATGCGGGCAATCCCGCAGGCACAAGTAACGTCGTGAAGTGCCTGATCGAGAACCCGTGGGCCAGCAAGTGGGAGTTCATCGATGACATAATGACCGGCTACAACGACGCGGACCAGGCATACGCTGATATCTACGTCGGGCAGCAGCTGGAGGTCGTGGACGACCTGACCAAGATGACGCTGATGGACGAGCTGGAGACAGCCAACATGCACGCCAGCACCAATGCCTTCTGTACCTCGATCTATACGGACGAGGTCGGATGGGGGCTGTGGAACAACCACGACGGAACGGATGCGACGGGCCTGTGCGACAAGCACTGGTCCAACCCCTCCGCACAGAGGCTGGCGTTCGCGGGCGGTGGCTCGAGTGATGGGTCGAATGGCGGGGTCTCGGCGCTGGGTCTGGGTATTGCCCTGTCGGGTGCCGATTGGTATTTCGGTGCCCGCCCGGCCTTCGTATTCGACTGACAGCGAGCCGTCCCCGGCGAGCGATGGAGGTCAATAGGATCGGGCACAGTGATCGAGGAGTGCGGGGCGGAAGCCCCGCAGCAAACCACTTAATCATCACGCTCCCACAAGGAGAAGGTTACGGCGGAACGCGACGCCGGTATGCCTCTCTGGCTGGCGATCACGGGCGGTAACTCGAATAATGGGTCGAATGACGGAGTCTCGACGCTGAATCTGAATAATGCGCTGTCGAATGCCAATTGGAATATCGGTGCCCGCCCGAGTTCCACCTAAATCATCATCACGATGCACGCAAAGAACCGAACCGCCGTGACCCCACCACTCGGTGAAAAAAAACAAAACGAAAGCGACCTAGTACCCTGCCCGGTCGGGGAGGCGGAACGGCCGCCAATAGGTGAAGGCATGCCGAAGAGAGCAGGACACATCAGGGAGAGGACGGTCTCGGACGAGAACATCCGCGAGGCCTACCGCCTCGCAGCAAGAGGGAGATCGCACACCAGGGGCGTGCGGACCTTCCTGGAGAATGAGGAGGAGAATCTGCAGGCCGTGAAGCGGATGCTGGAGGAGGGGACCTTCGAGAGTTCCCCGTACCATTACTTCCAGATACACGAGAGGGGCAAGACCCGCGATATCGCATCGCTCCTCTTCTTCCCGGACAGGGTCGTCCATTGGGCGCTCACGCTGGCCACAAGGGACGTATTCGTGGGAGGGTTCATCTCCCAGACCTACGCCGCGATCCCGGGCCGGGGGACGCACCAGGCACTCCGGGATCTGAAGCGGGCGCTGAGGCACCCGGAGGCGAAGTACTGCCTCAAGGTGGACGTGCACCACTACTTCGAGAGCATCGACAAGGACATACTGATGGAGAAGGTCGAGCGCAGGATCAAGGATCCGGCGGTTCTCGGCCTGTACCGGGAGATCGTCTACGGCTACCCGAGGAAAGGGATCCCCATCGGGAACCTCACCAGCCAATACCTCGCCAACCTGTACCTCTCGGACATCGACCACTACTTCAAGGAGCAGTACCGCTGCCGGTGGTATTTCCGCTACATGGACGACATCGTCATCCTGGGGTGGAGCACCGCATGGCTGCGGAGGGTCAGGACCGTCCTCGAGCGGAAGCTCGCGGAGATCGGTCTGTCGCTGAACCGCGGGTGGCAGATCTTCCCCACTGCGGACAGAGGCGTCGATTTTGTGGGTTACCGTTCGTGGAGGACACACACCCTCCTGCGGACGGGGACCAAGAGACGCATGGCGAGGAAGATGACGAGGATCATGGCGACGGACGGACCGCCGGACATCCGGCAGAGATCGTGCGCGGCCGCATACCACGGGATCCTCCTGTGGTGCGACGGCACGAGGTTGCACCGGAAGTACGTCGACCCGGTTATCGCGAGAATGGAGGCATACACATGAGAAGCATGAGAGTCAGGGGAGACGCTCTCCCCTCGGCACAGGAAAGCACAGCGACCGCATACATCGTCAGGACGGGCATCGCCCCGTTCAGCGAGACCGACGAGCAGGGTAATGTCTCGCAGGGCTATGAGTGGACCGAGCTCCGCCTGGAGCCCGGGGAGTATCAGCTCGTCCGCGAGGGGAAGGTCCCCGCCGGAGCCGTATGGGACAACAGGCTCCGCAGGATCCGCCTGCTCGCGCAGCTCGAGGCCACCGATTACGTGGCTGCGAAGCTGGCCGAGGCGGAGGGCGAGGATCTCGCCCAGCTCCGCCAGGAGTATGCGGAGATCATCGCGCAGCGCAAGGCGTGGAGAGCGGCGATCAACAGCCTGTGAGCATCCGCACCCAAACCCCTTACCTGTATTTTTTACAGTTGGTTTTAAATATATGTAACACAATGTGTTACACAGGAGGAGGACGAAAGGGCCTCCCCGGGAGATAGAAAACATGACCGATTGGATCGAGCTCTACGAGCAGGACAGGAGAAGCATGGCGGCGATCATGCGCGACAACATCGCCACCGACATCAGATACGGCTACGGCGCCAATTGGGCGGTCCGTCAGCTCATCAGAGTCGAGGAGTACGAGAAGGAGACCGAGGAGAGGCTGAGGACCTTCCGCAGCGCGTGGAACGGACAGCAGCTCGCCTACTGCGACCTCAAGAGGAGAGGGGCGATCGCATGAGGTGGACCGACGAGAGCTTGCAGGCATACGCGAGGGAGATCCTCGTGCCCCTCGGCAAGGAAAGGGTTACGGCGGACTTCGAGCCCTTCAAGGAGTTCAAGGTCAACTATTCGCACGGACGGAAGCACGCCGAGTTCCACGTCAGCGATTACCTCAGAGACTCGCCGAAGCACGTGGTCCGCGACATCATCATCGGGATCGTCACCGGCGAGAAGAGGAAGGCCTACTCCGGGCGCACCAGGGAGTGGCTGATGACCAGGACCAAGGTCAAGGCCTTCGACGCCTACGCGGAGCGCCACGGCCTCCGCGAGGGGAAGCACATCGACCTCGCCGCATTCGAAACCGGGGGCACGCAGGTCCGCTTCGGACCGATGTGGAGGGACGCGGCCTTCACGCTCCTGTTCGACGTCATCGTGATAAACGAGGAATACGATGAGCCAGGCGCCGAGGAGGAGATCGGGAAGCTGATCCGCGGGCAGATGGAGGAGCTCGCGATGGCGAGGGAGCTCTTCTCCTCGGGAGAGACAGAGTGATAAAAATGGCCACGGAATACGAGGAGTTCAATGCGAAGATCACCGCGCACGGCAACAGCCTCACCATCAACTGCACTGCAGCGATCAAGAGGATGGGGCTCGGACGCGGGGACCTCGTAAGGGTTCGCATCGAGAGGATCCCCGCGAAGGAGTGATGGGTGCCGATCCCTTCCGGGGTCGGCGGGAGATAGCCGGCAGAGCCGGATGCCCTGCCGGAAATGGCGCCGGCGCCCAAGTGATGGGTTCAGCAGAGGCGCCAGCACTTCTCCATCAGCAGACCACCTTATAAAGATTCGCGGAGAAAACAAACATTTTAGTGTTTTTTTGTTTTTTTGTTTTTTCACTTTTACGGGAGAGAGAGCAATGGACAACGATGGATTAGCGAAAGCGCTCGCCGGGATGGAGGGATGGCTGGCGAGGCTCGAGAAGGGCAACAGGAGCCCTAAGACGATAACAGGCTACAGGACGGCGGTCGGCAACACGCTGCGCTTCCTGTGGGCCAACGGACGGCCCTGCGATCCGCAGGGGATAGGGGAGGACGGCATCGTCGAGATCGTCAGCAGATACCCGGCGAGCGAGACCACGGTGCACTACTACGTCAAGGCGCTCGGGCAGTTCCTCGCATGGACCGGGAACACGATCGTCAGGGACATGGGCCTCCTGTGGAACGAACCGGTGCATCCCAATGCGAGATGGATCACGCCGGAGGAGTTCAGCAGGATCGCCGAGGCCTGCGCGGATCCGACCGACCGCATCATCGTGATGCTCGCAGCTTATGCCGGGATGCGGAGGAGCGAGATCGCCGGACTGAAGCTCTCCGACATACTCAGCGACCGGATGGTCGTGACCGGGAAGGGACACGGGAGAGGGAAGCAGCGCATCCTTCCGATCACCGGACGGATCCGCTCGGAGCTCGACCGCTATATGGCGTACAGGAGGCGGTTCGTGAGGGACGGGGACGTGGAGGGGCTGGTGGTAAGCTTCCCGACCGGAAGGGCACCCACGGGCATGACAGAGGGCACCGTGGGCAAGCGGGTGCAGAGGATCTGCCGGAGGGCGGGAGTGGATGCGTCGGCGCACAGCTTCCGCAGGTATTTCGCCACGAGGATCTGGGACACGATGCCGGAGAAGGACATCAAGATCCTGCAGGACCTACTCGGGCATTCGAGCCCGGCGGTCACGAGCAGATACATCAGGACCGACGGGGACGCACTCGCCGTAGCAATGGAAAGGTTATAAATATCAATCAGCGCAATGTGGATTCAAGGGTTCAGCAGAGCGGGATTTTATAAGATGACCGCTAACTGTAGTTAGCGGGCATCCCGGGATCCTATTCTATTGAACCCGGGAGATAGAAAATATGCCCGGAAAGATTGAAAGACAGGAAGTCTGCAACAGACTTCTGGCCTACGCATTCGACAACCTCGACACCAGGAGCTTCCTCGACAGGGAAGGGACCTGCGTCATCCGCTACGCGAGATTCCGCGAGGCGATGATGGAGACCGATCTGATCGCCAGCGAGCCGACGATCCGCAGCAAGTGGAAGTCGCTCTCGGCGTCGGGGATCATCCGCATCCAGAGCAAGGACGGCAGGACCGGAGTGATCGATTGGGACATGCTGAAGATGGCGAGCTCCCCGGCCGTGGTCGCCCGCCTCGAGACGGAAGCGGAGCAGGAAAACGAAAAAAACAAAAAAACAAAAAAACACACCGAGGAGGTCATCGCATGACCGACCAGCTCGGATTATACGAGAGGCTGGCACAGGCCCGCCAGGAGTTCCAGAGGAAGGCCAACTTCAAGAAGGTCCAGACCAGCGGCCTGCAGTACGCCTACCTCCCGACCGAGGTGGCCAAGCCTCTGATCGAAGAGTGCACCAGCAAGGTGGGCGTCACGATCATCCCCACCGACATCAGGGTCATCCCCGACATGACCTTCCACGAGGGGAAGCAGACCTACATCACGGCGATGGTCACCTTCGAGCTCGCATGCCAGGAGGACAGCAAGGAGCTGAGGGTCATGGCGGAGGCCAACGACTACAGCGACAAAGCCATCAACAAGGTCTACACGATGGCATACAAGAACCTCATCAAGATCGTATTCGGATTCAGCGAAAGTGCGAAGGACGACAGCAAGTTCGACGATGCACGCCAGCAGGACAACGACTTCAACCAGGCAGAGGTCCCCAAGAAGGACCTCAAAGTGCCGGCGAGGAAGGAGGGCAAGCCCGTGGACCGCTTCTTCGACAAGGGGGGGAAGGCATGACCCGCCTCGAGGTATGCACCAAGTGCGGCGGGGAGTTCCGCGCCTACGAGAACGGCGACGGGACCGCATACGGCAGGTGCTACAACTGCGGCGCCTCCCACTACTTCGGACCGCTGAGCGAGAGCGACAAGAGGGACGCGGAGCTCCTCGCCAACCACCTCCGCGGAAGCAGGGCGTGAGAACATGATCGGGAAGCGCACGACCCTGTATGCCGAGATCGCCGAGAGCGTCAAGGGTGCGGGACCGGTCACCATCGAGCAGATCTACTACCGCCTCCTCGCGACCACCACCCACCGCTACGACATGCCGAGCAAGAGGGAGCTGTCGGGCTACATCAGGCAGGTGCCCGAGCTCCAGAGGATCACGAGGAAGGGCGAGAGGCCGCCCCTGTACGAGTACAAGGAGGCGAGGGCATGAGCCAGATCTGGGACAGGGAGCCGATGTGGGGGGCCGTAAGGGACATCCTCGAGAAGAACGGATCCTGCACGGCCGGAGAGATCACCGACGCTCTCGTCGGACAGGGATGGAGGGTCACCCCGGAGTACAGGCTCGACGGCAGGGTGTACCAGCTCCTCCGCGAGAGGACGATTACCGGAGAGGTGGTCCGCACCGAGAGGGCAGGGAGCAGGGCCAAGACCTACGGCCTCGCCAAGGGGATGCCGAGGGGCATCGTCCACTACACGCCGGAAGAGTACGCCGACCTGCACAGGATCGCCAAGAAGCTTCGCATATCCCCGCAGGAGCTGGCGGGCAGGATCCTCACCGCCGGGATCGCCTACATGAAGAAGGTGGTCGGATGACCGGCACCAAGGTCAGCGTCCGCATATCGGCGGGACTCAAGGACAGGGCCACCAGAGAGGCGCAGGAGAAGAACGTCAGCCTCTCCGAGTACATCAAGCAGGCCATCGGCGAGAAGCTCGACAGGGAGGGTTTCTGATGGACCAGGAGCTGTTGGGCATCATCGAGAAGGAGGTCGCCACCTTCCGCTACGGGGCGCCGATCACCATCTACGACATCAGGGTGGTCGCCGAGGCCGACGGCCACGACCTCTCCAAGTGGGACGGCAGGAGCATCGGGATCGCCCTTGCGAAGATCTGCGAGACCCGCGACGGGCCCTATGGCAAGAAGGATTACAGGAGCTTCTACAGGAGGTGTCCGCAATGAAATGCACCGAGGCATACCTCGACGAGCTCCTCAACAGGGAGAGCATCGTGCTCAAGAGCTTCGACCGGAACCAGCTCACTATCCTCGGATTCGAGCCCAAGACGGTCAGCGACGGCGAGAGCACGGTCACGGACCTCATGCTCCGCTGTCCCTGCGACGAGGGCTACAGGTGGAGGTTCTACGCCGCCGTGGCGGAGATCGGGGACGGGAACGCCGTCCTGTACGGATTCCGCAACGGGATGATGACCGCTCCCGGATTCGAGTACAGGGAGTACAACGACCTCCGCCGCATGAGCAAGTACAACTGCGGGCAGGAGGTCGACGAGTGGATGGTGGGCCTGCTGCGGGCGCTGATCGAGCAGGACGCCATCGAGCCGGAGGAGGCGGTCGAATGACCGACGAGGGCATCCGCCTCCGCATGTGGATCGCCGAGAGGGCGGACCTGTACACGCTCAAATACGGGGAGTTCAGCACCACCGACATCTGGCACTTCCTCGACGTGGAGCACACCAGGCATGCGCCCACGCTGAAGGAGACCAGGGCGATCCTCGGCATCATGCCGGAGATGGAGCACACCGGGAGGGACCGCTGGAGATATTCCCCGCAGAGGATCCCCGAGGACGAGCAGAGCATCATCATGGTCTGCATCATGGCCAGCGGGGCCATCCCGGTATGCGCCCTCCAGGACAAGTACGGGCAGGAGGCCGTCCGCCTTGCGGAGAGGAACGGTACCATCAGGATCAACGAGTACTACGGCGGAGCAGAGATCGAGGGAGGATGGGCATCGCTCACCGAGCTCGGCGCGATGAGGGCGAGAGGCCTGTGGGGGGCGGTCGCATGAACCCGCTCCAAGAGGCGCTCCGCGTCGAGGGGCTGGAGAGGGGCTACAGCTTCCCTTCCGTATCGTTCTCCCCTCTGCCGGAGCCGAGGGTCATCATCACGAAAGTGACCGGCAGGACCTACAACCTCGAGGTCAGCGACTACTTCCGCGACCTGCCCGACAGGCTGGCGAGGGAGTACGCGGCCACGGTCATGGATTGCATCACCGGAGGCCTGCCGACGGTGCCGGAGGAGGTGCGCAGGCACATCAGGGAGCACAGCCTCGAGAAGTACATCAGGCGCAATGGCTACTTCGAGCCGAGGGAGATCCGCGAGGCCGATCTGGAGGGCATCGCGAACGCGCTGAAGGACAGCGGGAAGCTCCCCCGGGACATCACCGTCCTGTGGACCGCCGACCCCCAGAGCAGCCACATATCGCCCACCTTCCGGGTCATCGCCATCCCGCTCTACCTCCTGGAGGAGCACGACGACAGCGAGATCGTCAGCGAGGTGCTGGCCAACTACCGCATCCTCAAGGCACGCACGGGAGGGATCGCATGAAGCTGAAAGGCATCCTCGTCGGCAAGTACGGGATCATATCCAGAGCGGTCATAGAGGACGATTGGCGGGAGCAGGCGAAGGCCATCGGGTGCGAATACGTCGAATACCCGAGGAGGCACCTCGGGGACCTCTGCGTGGTGCCGATCTGCGACGAGGAGTTCCACGCCCGCGAGAGGTATTACATCGGAGCGCCGGTCATCGGATTCGACGAGGGCGACATCTACGGGTCGGTGTTCATCGTCAAGCCCGGGAAGCAGGGCAGGCTCAAGAGCCTCAACGTGGACGAGGAGGACGCGGTCATCATGGAGCTCGGGAAGCGCATCCGCAGGATCGGGGAGGGGATGGCATGACGTTCCTCGTGAGGGTCAGCGACCCGACCTGCCCGGACCAGAACAGGGTCATGGAGAGCGCCAAGGCCTTCGCCGAGGCGAAGGACAACCCGCTCAAGGCACTGCTCCTGCTCCACGATTCCCCGAGCGAGTTCGTATTCGACCTCGACGACCCGCAGGACCGGGAAGCCTTCGAGAAGGCCTATGGGGAGGAGCTCGCGCTTCGCACGATCCATCTCGAGGAGGGCGAGACCTTCACGGTCATGTGCACCAAGAGGGTGGACGAATGGGAGGACGATCCCGAACCGGAGGAGCAGGAGGAGGAGCCGATGCCCGTCCTCGCCGAGGAGCCCCGCAGGTGTGCCTGCGGAGGCAGGCCGAGGATCCTGCACGAACCCGGGAAGGGCTATGCGGTCCAGTGCGAGGAGTGCTGGACCAGCAAGGGGACCTGGGACCTCCAGCTCTCCAAGGCCATCGCCCGCTGGAACGGAAAGGAGGTGGACCAATGAGCGACGCACCCGTGGACGCACCCGCCCACTGCCCGCTCTGCGGGAAGCCGGCGGTCAACCACGTGCAGATCCCGGGCCACTTCATCATGTACCTCTGCGCGAAGCACTGCGACGAGCTGGAGCACATGCTGCAGGCGTACCGGGAAGGAGCCCACCTCTGCACGATCGCCGAGCGTCCGACCTCGGTCAGGACCTGCACGGTCACCGTCAAGGATGGCAGGCGCACGCTCATACAGGCGAAGTGCGGAGGCCTCACTGCGAGGATCGCCATCAAGAACCTGGTCGAGGCGCTCACCGGCGAGGTGGCGGCCAAGGCGCTCCTCGAGGAGGTGCCCGAATGATCCTCCCCTGCGCCAGGTGCGGGAAGCAAACCCCGTATTTCACCGAGACGTATGATCCCGACGAGCGCCGCAGCATGACCGTCCCGCTATGCGAGGAGCACCAGAGGGAGCTGGTGGCGATGATGATGAGCTACATCGCGGAGGGGAAGCCCCGCCACGACTGCAGCGGATGCCCCGAGTGCATGGTGCTGATGAGCATACACCCGGCGAGGGCCGTCCCCGATCCGAACAGCGACACCTGCAGGGGATGCCGGCATTATTGGGACTACAGACAGGAGGGGAGGCAGTGAGCCTGCACGACCGGGTAATGGAGGTCATGGGGACCGATCCCGGGAGGGAGTGGACCTGCCGGGAGATCGCCGACATCCTCCACCCCGGCCTCGCCCAATGGGCGAGGAACGGCCCGATCAAGAACGTCAACACCGTCCTGCACAGGGCGGTCAAGTACGGCCTCGTCCGGCAGACCGGGAGAGGGAGCAGGGGACACCCGTCGACATGGAGGCTCGAAGAGGAATGATCCCCACCTACCCCGAATACAAGGTCTACGACTTCCGCGCATGCGAGCACTGCACCGACGGCCTCCTGGTGGAGGTACGCGGGAACGTCGGCGGGGAGATATGGGCGCACACCCACTGCTTCCAATGCGGAAGGGACACCGCCGAGCTGGTAAGGAGGACCGGGCAGTGAAGGGCGGGAGCATATACGTCTGCAACAGGTGCGGGGCACGCATCGATCTGCCCGGAACCCTCGAGGAGACCAGGCAGGAGGCGGAGTGCCGGGGATGGAAGCTCCGCAGGACCAAGACCGGAGGGCACAAGGGACCGACGCTCTGCCCCGTGTGCGGGAGGCGCAGGGACCGATGAAGGGGAGCAAGTGCACCTGCTGCGGGAGGATCGTCCAGCTCCGCTACCCGTACCGGTGGGGTCACAAGCTCTGCGCCGGATGCCTCCGCACGTTCGTCATCGAGCGCATGCAGGAGAGCATGCCGGTCCGCCTCCGCAGGTGGCCGAGGAGGAGGGAGCGATGCCGAGATATTTCTGCACGGCCGCCACCGGGATCCGTGCCACCGACATCATCGGGCAGGTGCTCGACAGGGCGCCGAGACCCTACTCTGCCAGCGAGATCGCCGAGATCACGGGACTGCCCATCAACGTCGTCACGTCATTCCTCACGCGCAACCAGGCGAGGGGACGCATATCCGTCAGGATCGTGCCGAGGAGGACCAGCAACAGCGGGAAGCCTCAGCGCGAGTATTGGCGCGGGAGCGACTGCATACATCACACGTTCGGGAAGGGGGACATGTTATCGGAGGATCAGGCGAGGGAGCTCGCAGAGGGACACAGGCCCGTCATGTGGCGGGAGACGGCAAGCACGGTATGGAGCGTCGACGAGACCGACACGCTGGCGGTTCGCAGGGGAGAGCAGGTCATCTGCATGGGGAAGGTCCAGAGCATCAGGGAGATCAGGACCGGGAAGGTGGCCATCAAGGTCCGCAACGGGCCGAGGCTGGAGTTCAGCACGAAATCACACGAATGACGTTAAAAAAAAAGGGAAGGAAGCACGACATGGCAGAGATCAGAGAAGTGAAGGTGGGCGACATACGCCCGTACGAGAGGAACCCGAGGAGGAACGACGCCTCGGTGGATGCGGTGGCGAACAGCATCCGGGAATTCGGATTCAGAGCCCCGATCATCGTCGACAGGGACGGCGTCATCATAGCAGGACACACCCGCTGGAAAGCGGCGAAGAAGCTCAAGCTCAAGACCGTCCCCGTGATATACGCCGAGGACATGACGCCGGAGCAGGCGGAGGCCTACCGCATAGCGGACAACAGCGCAGGATCCGCGAGCGAGTGGGACTTCGACCTGCTGGCCGACATCATACCCACGCTCGACTTCGACATGGGCGACTTCGGGCTCGACATATTCCGCACCGAGGACGGGGTGGACTTCAGCAACCTCGAGGCACTGAAGGACCAGGAGCATACTGCAGAGTACGAGGCCTTCCTCGACAAGTTCAAGGAAAAACACACCACCGACGATTGCTTCACGCCTCCGGCAGTGTATGAGGCTGTCCGTGCATGGGCTTTCAGCGAATACGAGATCCCGGAGGACCGCACGGTGCTCCGTCCGTTCTACCCCGGCGGAGATTTCGAGAGCTTCGATTATTCTGCAGGAGGGATCGTCCTCGACAATCCTCCGTTCTCCATCCTCAAGAAGATCGTCCGCTTCTACATCGACAAGGGCATCGACTTTTTCCTATTCGCAGACGCAAGGACGGTGGGCTGGTATTTCGAGGACTGCAATGTGGTCCTCCCCGGTTTTAACATCGAATACGAGAATGGTGCGACAGTGAATACGGCATTTATCACGAATATGGGCAAGGACAAGATAAGGGTCGCAGCCACGCTCTACCAGAGGCTCGAGGAGGCCCAGCCGGAGATCACCGCAGACCTGCAGGCGTATTCCTACCCCGACAACCTGGTGACATCTATGACACTGTCAAGGCTGGCCAAGTACGGCAGCGACTTCGGCATCGAGCACATCGAGTTCGTCAAAAAGATGGACTGCGGGCAGGAGATTTACGGAGGCGGTGCGCTGGTCTCGGACCCGCAGGCCGAGAAGGTCAAGGCCGAGAAGGTCAAGGCCGAGAAGGTCAAGGCCGAGAAGGTCAAGGCCGAGAAGGTCAAGATCATCATCGAATTATCCGAGAGAGAGAGAGGGTGCAGAGGCTCAACATGATGGAGGCACAGGTATGACCACACAGCAGGACTTCACCGGGGACAAGGCGGAGAGGGTGAGCGCATGACCGAATACACAGTGGTCGTGGAGGACCGGCAGGAGATCATCGACAGGGAGATAGCACGCTCGCACATGGCGGCGCTGATTCCCCTCCTGGAGTACGCGGGCGACATCCTCGACGACATAACCGACATAATCCCGACCGGTAACAAGCTGTGGGACGGGGCCGACATCGCCAAGAGGAGGGTCGCCGAGGCCTGCGCGGCATTGGACGGCGCCCTCGAGGATATGCAGAGGGACGAGGAGCAGGAGGACGAGGACGACGAGGAGGGAGACGAATGACCGACGAGATAACGATGATGAGGCTCAAGGACATCCACCCGTACCCCGGGAACCCACGCAGGATCGGGAAGGATGCGGTGGACGCGGTGGCGAGATCCATCGAGAGCTTCGGATGGCAGCAGCCGATAGTGGTGGACAGGGAGCACACGATCATCGTAGGGCATACCCGCTACAAGGCGGCGCAGAAGCTCGGGTTCAAGGAGGTGCCCGTATTGGTCGCGGACCTCGACGAACAGAAGGCCGCCGAGTACAGGGTCGCCGACAACAGGGTGGCGGAGTTCAGCACGTGGGATTACGGTGCGCTCCTCGACGAGCTCCAGACCATAACCGGCATCGACATGGCGGACTTCGGATTCGCCGCCGTGACCGCCGACGGCGATGAGGGGGGGGGGTCGAGCGATGACGGGGACTACGTCGGCACCGCAGGCACCAGCGCCGAGCTCGACCTCGACGACTACGGCGATGAGGAGCTTCCCCTTGTTTGTCCGCATTGCGGCTTCAGATTCAAG